CAAATATTCCTTAAGCAACAAGCAGGGGTTGAAGTAACCGAGAGCGAGGCAAAACGCATCATCGACGCATACAGGAACACCTACTACAAGATACCTGAGTTCTGGCGTAGGGCAGACGAGGCGCTGATTGCGTTGCGTACTGGCAACGGCTACCAAGTGGATGAGCAGGGGCTAATCAAGGCAGTGCCCAAGAAAGGGTTAACCCTACCTAGCGGGTTGTTCATCCAGTATCCAGACCTAGCCAAGGTGACTGACGAGAAGACTGGCAAAGACCAGTGGTGCTATTACTCCAAGGGTGTGCCGGTGTATGTCTATGGCGGAAAGGTGGTCGAGAACCTGTGTCAAGCCGTAGCAAGGCAGGTCGTGGCGGAGCAGATGCTCAGAATCGGCAAGAAGTACAAGGTGGTGTTGACAGTCCATGATGCCGTGGCTTGTGTTGCACCGAGTGACGAACAAGAAGAAGCCAAACGATACGTTGAGGAGTGCATGTCATGGAGACCAAAGTGGGCACAAACTTTACCGCTGGCCTGCGAGTCAGGCGTAGGGGCTTCCTATGGGGACTGTTGATTGGTACACTAGGGCTTGCAAAAACAAACCCAGTTCTTTCTATGGCACTAGCACACTCCTATTCAGGCATCAAAGACTACGAAGGTTGTCCACGCAGATACCATGAAGTCAAAATACTAAAAAAGTTTAAATCTAAAGACACTGAAGCAACCATGTACGGCACTGCCGTGCACAAAGCATTTGAAGAATACATCCGTGATAAGACACCACTTCCAGAGAGTTATGCGCATTACACACCATTCGTGGAACCCCTTGCCAACTTCAAAGGCGACATCCGTTGCGAAGAGAAACTTGGCATCCGCGCAGACTTTACCCCCTGTGGGTTCTTTGATAGCGACGTATGGTTCCGAGGTATCCCAGACTATCTTGCAATCAACCACGAAAAGGGCATTGCAAGGGTAGCCGACTACAAGACCGGCAAGTCAAGTCGGTACGCAGACAGCGCTCAGTTAGAACTTATGGCAGCTATGGTGATGATTCACCATCCCGACGTACATACCGTTCGGGGGGCACTGCTGTTTGTTGTGGTTGGCGACGTTATTAAGTCTGAGTACACTAGGAAACAATTGCCTGAAATCCTGTCTAAATGGGCTGGCAGGGCTAGTGCAATCGAAGCGGCTGTGGTGCATGGGGTGTGGAATCCCAAGAGCTCTGCGCTGTGTAAGTTCTGCCCAGTTACATCTTGTGAGAATCACAATGGCCACTAAACGCAATTACAAACAGGAATACGAGCGCTATCAGGGTACGCCCAAGCAGCTTGCCGCACAGTCCGAGAGACACAAGGCACGACGTGCCTACGAGAAGGCTCACGGCACCCTGCCAGACAATGTAGACGTCGACCATAAGAAGGCGATGTCCAAGGGCGGCACCTCCAAACTAAGCAACCTCCGTGCCTCTCACGAATCCGAGAACACAAGCTTCTCCCGCACCAAAACCGGTGCTATGAAGTCACAAATTTCTAAGCGAGAGCGTAAAAAATAATGTAAGATGGAATCACTCGGTGGCCGCAGTTGCTGAGTTGTTTCATTGGTTCCATTCTCCTCCCAGTAATGGGTTTGCCCAGTAGCAGTGCTACTGGGCTATTTTTGTCACATCTATTCAAAGTTTATTATGCAAATTATTGACAACAAGGCATTGCTGTTTAATACACGCAAAGCACCACAGATCACTTCAATCATTCCTAAGAGCAAGGTGCTTGAGAGCAACGGAGACGTTGACCAAGTCATTGTCAACTGGGGCTTTGACGAAGTGCAATTGCTACGCAATCTAGGTATACGAGATGTGCCTAGTCCTATCCTCGGGCGGTACGAGTGGCCGGGAATGTTTACGCCCTTTGACCATCAACGAACCACTGCAGAATTTCTCACACTCCATCCACGTTGCTTTGTGTTTAACGAAGCAGGTACGGGCAAGACCAGTGCGGCGGCATGGGCGGCTGACTACCTTATGAAGCAAGGCAAAGTCAAGCGTGTGCTCGTTATATGCCCAGTGTCTATCATGGACACCGCATGGCGATCTGATTTGTTTAAAACAGTCATGCATCGCACCGTTGCAATTGCACAAGGCTCACGCACACAAAGACAGAAGGTCATCAAGGGCGACTACGAGTTTGTCATCATTAACTTTGATGGCGTAAAAGTTGTCAACCAAGAGTTGATAGATGGTGGGTTTGATCTCATCATTGTGGATGAGGCTAACGCTGTTAAGAGTGTGACGACAGATAGATGGAAGTGCCTTGCCACATTGGTTAAGCCTACTACACGCTTGTGGATGATGACGGGCACACCCGCATCGCAGTCTCCCCTTGACGCATACGGCTTGGCTAAGCTTGTGGCTCCCGATAAGGTGCCTCGTTTCTTTGGTGCGTTCCGTGACAAAGTGATGCTCAAGCTTACGCAGTACAAGTGGGTGCCACGGCAAGACGCACAGCAGATGGTTCACCAAGTGCTACAACCTGCAATTAGATTCACCAAGGAAGAATGCTTAGACCTGCCGGACTTGTTGTACTCGACTCGTGAAGTTCCCTTGACTGCGCAGCAGACTAAGTACTATGACGCTCTTAAGAAGCAAATGATGACCATCGCCGCAGGCTCAGAAATCACAGCCGTAAATGCGGCAGCTATGCTAAACAAACTTTTGCAAGTTGCGCAAGGGGCGGTGTATACGGATGATGGCGGCGTAGTTGAGTTTGACGTAGCCAACCGCATGAGTGAGTTGCTAAACGTGATCGAGCAGACTGACCATAAGGTATTGGTGTTTATCCCATATCGTCACACGCTTGAGATGGTAGAGAATGCTCTGCTCAAAGAAGGATACACAGTGCAGACAATTCATGGCGGCGTTGCTTCTACACGCCGAGCAGACATCATCAAACAGTTCCAAACAGAAGATGACCCACGCATACTTTTGTTAGTGCCTCAAGCAACCGCGCACGGCATCACGCTGACTCGTGCAGACCAAGTAGTGTGGTGGGGTCCAGTAGCATCCACAGAGATCTACTTGCAAGCTAACTCAAGGGCACACCGCGCAGGGCAGGTAAACCACGTTACCGTTACGCACTTGCAAGGCAGTCCTGTCGAGCGCCGTATGTACGTCATGCTGCAAAACAAAATCGACATGCATCAAAGTTTAGTAGATTTATACAAACAAGAGCTTGACACTGAAATTTGACAGTGTATAATTTCAATTTAGTTCAACGCAAATCAAAAGGAATCACATGGATGCAAGTCAGTTAGTCAAGGTATACATCAAAATACGTGACGCTAAAGAGATGAAGAAGAAGCAGATGGAGGCTGAGATCGCTGATCTTGAAGTGCAGCTTGATGCGGTCGAGCACGAGCTTCTAGAAATCTGCAAGACTACCGGACAAGACGGTGGCAAAACACAATTCGGTTCGTTCACACGAGCCGTCAAAACACGCTACTGGACCAGTGACTGGGACAGTATGTACAAATTCATCCGTGAGCATGACGCCCCTGATCTTCTCGAACGTAGGATTGCGCAAGGTAACTTTGCACAGTTCGTCAAAGAGAATCCAGACAGCATGCCCGCAGGTGTGAATATCGAGTCGAAATACTCGATCACGGTTCGCCGTTCATCTAAGTAACGTCCCAATAGGAAATCAAAATGAGTAACATGACACTTTTCAAATCCGGTTCCGTTATCCCTGACTATTTACGTGAGGCTTCAGACGCTACTACCCGTGACATCGCAGGTAGTTCTGGCGGCAAACAAATCTCAATCAAAGGCGGCGTGTGGCGCATGGTCGTAGGCGGCGAAGAAGTTGCCAAGAACGAAGAACGCGCTATGAACTTCGTGGTGATTGCATCTGGCAAAGGTGTGACACGTACGTTCTATGCAGACAAATACGAAGAAGGCAAGGACATTAAACCTGCCTGCTGGTCTGCCGAAGGCGTAGTGCCCAACGAAGAAGTGACGAACCCACAAAGTAAGTCATGCGCTACCTGCCCTCAGAACATCGAAGGCTCTGGCGATGGTAAGGCTCGTGCCTGCCGTTACAGCAAGCGCTTGGCTGTGGCTTTGGAGAACGACATTGGTGGCAACATCTACCGCTTGTCAGTCCCTGCCAAGTCATACTTCGGTCGTGCTGAAGGTGAGAAGATGCCTCTGCAAGCGTTTGGTAAGTTCTTGTCAGGACATGGTATCCCGATTACAGGCATCGTGACCGAAGCTCGCTTCGACACAGCCGAAGCAGTGCCCGTGTTGAAGTTCCGTGCTGTACGCCCCTTGACGAAAGAAGAGTGGGAACTGGGTAAAGCACAGAGCCAAACCGAAGACGCCAAGCAAGCAATCGAGTTGAAGATGGTTCCATCTAAGACCGAGTCCATGCCTGCGTTACCACAAGCATTCAAGGAAGCCCCTGCCGCCGTTGAGAAAGCGGAAGCCGTGGCTGAGCCTGTGAAGCGTACCGCAGCCAAAGCAAAGCCTGAGGCTCCTGCGGCTACCAAGAACGTTTCTGACATCTTGAGCGACTGGGCTACTGACGAAGATGAGTAACTCGATGCGGGGGCACTACACCCTTTTCATTCAGAAAGTTGAAGATGCAGATCAGAAGCCGCTCGTTATGCAGTTGGCAGATGTTTGCATCAACAAAGGTACACCAATTACCGAGGTAGCGCAGATGTTTGGCGTGACTCGTGCGAGTGTGTACAACTGGCTGACTGGTAAAACGGTGCCGCGCGCCCGCCATCAGGCAGCAATGCCTAAAGTTATTGCACGTTTATCCAAGCGTAAGTAACCCTCGGGGGTAACAGGTAGCACTGTTGCCCCTATTTTTTCCCCTCAACCCAGTGAGGTTCTGTGACTGACTTTCTCAAATCCGTTTTACCAACGCAGGGCATCTATTGCACTGTGGGTATTCGGTCAGGTGCCGTCAAACAATCGTTCCAAGAGACGATTGAAGACGTAGAGGCTGTCGGCTCAGGTATGGATTCGCAAGGGGTGGATGCGTATTTTGCGCTCGCCACATTTGAAGATGACTCAGGTCGTAAGGTTGATAACGCAGCGTTCCTGCGGTCGTTCTTCCTTGACTTAGATTGCGGAACAGGTAAGCCCTACGCTGACCAAGCCGCCGCTGCCCAAGCCCTATCCATATTTATTGCCGAAACAAAACTCCCTAGCCCAACGCTTGTTAACTCAGGTGGTGGACTGCACGTATACTGGCCGTTAACTGAAGACGTAGATGCATCCGAGTGGGTGCGCCACGCAAAATCATTGAAGCGCTTGTGCGCTCAGAAAAAACTATTCGCTGACCCTGCGGTAACTGCTGATGCGGCTCGCATCCTTCGTATACCCGGCACACATAACTTTAAGAACGAAACCTCGAGACCTGTACAAATTATTGCAATGGGTACGCCCGTATCCCTTGCTGAGTTTACTGAGCTACTACCCGCCCCTGCGATGGACTTAAGTGCCGCTAAACAGTTCGGCATGGATGAGACGTCTAAGGACTTAGGCGGTGGTGACTACCCCAAGTGTTCGTTTAAGCGTATCGCTGTCCGTAGCATAAACGGTAACGGCTGCGCGCAGATGAAACACGCTATTGAACAAGCAGCTACGTTAGAAGAACCGTTGTGGCGTGGTGCGTTGTCTATTGCTGTGCGTTGCGAAGACGGGCCCTCTGCTATCCATACGCTGTCCAAGCGTCACCCCCAATACTCGGCAGAGGCAACCGAAGCAAAGGCAGCTGAGACCAAAGGCCCATACACCTGCGAGTGGTATCGAGACAACAACCCATCACTCTGCGCAGAGTGCCCACAAAAGATTTCTACACCAATTCTGTTGGGTAAGTTTGTTGAAGCTGCGCCGGTAGAAGATGACCAGTACATCATTGAAACGCCCGAAGACGAGACCGCACCGGCACTCACAATGTCGATACCGGCATACCCGTTTCCATACTTCCGTGGTGCGGCAGGTGGCGTGTACAAGAAAGAACGTACCCCCGATGGCGAGGAGAAAGACGTTGAAATTTACCCATACGACCTATACCTGACAGAGAGGTTCTTTGACTCAGACCAGTATGGCAATGGCGAAGGCGAGATGGTGGGCCTGAACTTGCACATGAAGCAAGACGGTATCCGCAGGTTCTACGCTCCGGTGACTACGCTGTTCACTAAAGACAAAATGCGCGACCTGCTAATTAAAAATGGTGTGGTCGCTTACGGAAAACACTTGGATGCAATCATGGCATATTTTGCTTCGACACTACGCAAACTGCAGTCGCAGTACGCTGCGAACAAAACACGCAGTCAAATGGGATGGACACCTGACGGAGATGGATTCGTCGTTGGTGAATTGGAATACACAGCGGCAGGCACTAAGCTTGCGCCCCCATCAAGCGGTACACGGGAACTGGCTGAGCAGTTTAAACCAACTGGCACGCTAGAAGAGTGGAGCAAGATCGCTAACTTTTATGACAGGCCCGGACTTGAGACGCATGCACTGGCTTTGTTCTTTGGCTTTGGTTCACCCTTGCTAAAGTTTATTGGCCCCAAGCAGAACGTGAAAGGTGCGTTGATTCACCTTAAACACAACGGATCAGGCTCTGGCAAGTCAACGGCTCAGATGGTGGTTAACTCTATCTTTGGCAACCCTGACACCTTGTTGTTAAAGCAAGACGATACCTACGCTTCCAAGATGCACTTGCTCGGCATGATGAACAGCATTGCGTTTACTGTGGATGAGATCACCAACGAGAAGCCCGAGATTCTGTCTGACTACGCGTATGGGTTTACCTCAGGGCGAGGCAAACACCGTATGGAATCGCAGAGTAACAAGCTGCGCGTCAACAACACGACATGGTGTAACTTTACTTTGTCGTCAGGCAACGCCTCAGTTGTGGATGCCCTGCAGAACCTCAAGAGTACTGCAGATGGTGAGCTTCGTCGGGT